CAATATTATCGGAATCTTATTATGCAGTAAAAATATTTCCTCAGCATATAAAAATTGATTCAAAATACATGAAAGACGTGTTGCTTAAACATGTAAGTGATGGTAATAATTTAGTCTGTTTATATAGGAAAAATTTTCTGGATACCATATCAAGTATTATTACTTGTACTTGGTCTAATGATTGGGTCTGGAGTACGAAAGATCGTAGAGTTACTATTACAGCTGATATGGTTAAATTTTATAAATTACGACCTATAAGAAACGTATTAAATGATTTTAAAATATGGTATAATACTTATCTTTATCTTTCTGAAAATCTTAAAAACATTAAACTAATAGCTTATGAGGATATAGAGAGCTTTGACTCTAATCTTTTATTTAAACTTCATAGTGTTGAAACTAACTTTGAAATACAACCTAGAGTAAGACTTCAACATGATAGAGAACAACAAAGGTTAGTAGCAGAAAAATATAAACATATGATTGATCAGGTTTTAACGAAGGAGGTTATGAAAGAACTTCCGATTAATTCTTCTTACGAGATTATTTTATAATGAAAATACTAATAATGGGTCTACCAGGAAGCGGTAAAACCACTTTAGCTAGAGAACTATCCTATCATTTCTTAATACCTCATATCAACGCTGACACTGTAAGAGAGTTTTACGATGACTGGGACTTTAGTGATGAGGGTAGATGGAGACAAGCTAAGAGGATGTCAGAGTTTGACTTTGGTATCCTGGACTTTGTTTGTCCAAAAGAAGCCGCAAGAAAATTGATCTACCCTGATTATTTAATCTGGATGGATACTATTAAAGAAGGTAGATTTGAAGATACTAATAAAGTTTTTACTTCACCGACACATTATCATGTGAGGATTACAGAATGGATTGGACTAGAGAAACTACGCAACTCCTTGGAAGGTTTCAACCCTGGCATAGAGGGCATACAGAATTATTTAAAAGAGCAGTTGCCAAAACTGGCCAAGTAGCTATACTATTAAGAGAACAGGATGGAACGGATTCTAATCCATTTGATTTCAATCAAAGAGCTCAACGTATTATCCTAGAGCTTCAGAAAGAAGGATTCTATGATGGTGATCACTTTGTTATTATACCTGTTCCTAATATCGTCAATATCACTTATGGAAGAGATGTAGGATATAAAATCGAACAAGAAGTGTTTGACGAAGAAATACATAATATCTCTGCTACTAAGATAAGAGCAGAGATGGCTGAGAAAGGTGAGATTTGAATACAAATATAGAACAGACAATACTTCGTAATATTCTAGTTAACGATGAGTATATGCGTAAGGTACTTCCGTTCATTCAGCCGAACTACTTTGAAGGTGTATATAAAAATATCTTTAAAGAGATTGGTAAGTTTGTAGCGAAGTATAATAAGCTGCCTACTCAAGAATCGTTTAAAGTAGAATTAGATGAATCAGATATATTTACTGATGAGCAATATACACATGCAGTAGAGATTCTACCTAATATCTTTTCTAAAGAAGAGATTGATTATAAGTGGTTATTAGATAAGACAGAGAAGTGGTGTCAAGATAGAGCATTGCACCTAGCTATTATGGAGTCTATTACTATTATAGACGGCAAGCACCAGAAGTTGACTAAGAATGCTTTACCTGATATACTTAAAGATGCATTAAGTGTTTCTTTCGATACTAATGTAGGCCACGATTATATTGAAAACGTAGAGGAACGTTATGAGTTCTATCATGAGGATGAAGAGAGACTACCATTCGATCTCGACTACTTTAACAGAATTACAAAAGGCGGTCTTCCTAACAAAACGCTTAACATTGCTCTTGCTGGTACTGGGGTTGGTAAATCTTTGTTTATGTGTCACTGCGCTGCTAGCTATCTCTCTGAAGGACGCAACGTTCTTTATATCACTCTAGAGATGGCTGAAGAACGTATAGCAGAGCGTATTGATGCTAATCTGCTAAACATTCCTATCGATCAGCTAGATACCATCTCTAAAGATATGTTAGTATCTAAGGTTAATAGGATAGCAGAAAAGACTCATGGTAAGTTAATTATTAAAGAGTATCCAACTGCTCAAGCTAATGCTAACCATTTTAGAGCTCTACTGAATGAACTGCAGTTAAAGAAGAACTTTAGACCTGAGATTATCTTTATTGATTATCTAAATATATGCGCCAGTTCTAGAATGAAAGGCATGGGTGGTGCGATTAATTCATACAGTTATATCAAAGCAATTGCAGAAGAGATTCGAGGGCTTGCAGTGGAATTCGACCTTCCTATTGTATCGGCAACCCAGACGACCCGGTCCGGTTATTCCTCATCAGACCCTGGTCTTGAAGACACGTCAGAAAGTTTCGGTCTTCCTGCAACGGCCGATCTAATGTTTGCATTGATATCAAATGAAGACTTAGAAGCTCAACGTCAGATTATGGTAAAGCAGTTGAAGAATAGATATAATGATCCTAATATGAATAAACGATTTGTTATAGGAGTCGACAGATCGAAGATGCGTCTATTTGACGTAGCACAATCCGAACAGACAGACATAGTGGATGATGGTCCGGTGTTCGATAAAAGTAAAGCTGGTGAAAGGATTCGCAGCGAAGGTTTTAAATTTAGTTAGAGGTTTTATGGACGTGAATAAATTAACAGATTATAAATTTGGAGTGTTTGATTCCGATTTACTCCCAGACGTAGTATTCCACATGCGGGAAAGAGATGACACTATTGATGACCCCAATCCATTCAAGTGGGTTAGGAAAACCACATCAGAGTTATTTGCTGGTAAGACAGTTCTTATCTTTGGATTGCCAGGAGCATTTACACCAACATGCTCTAATAGCCAACTACCTGGTTACGAAGAATTATATGATGAGTTTATCGCAGCAGGTATCGATGAAGTGTATTGTACTTCGGTAAACGATGCTTTTGTAATGCACTGTTGGAAACAACAACAAGGGGTAACAAAGGTAAAGATGCTTCCAGATGGCAATGGGGAATTTGCAAAAGGTCTTGGTATGCTTGTTGATAAGAGCAATCTTGGGTTTGGTAATCGCTCTTGGCGTTATGCTATGGTTGTAAAAGATCTAGAGATTCAGCATGTATTTGAAGAGCAAGGATATCCTAGAGATCTTCACCCCACCGATCCATATGGAGTATCATCTCCAGTCCATGTATTAAGCACACTTCAAGGTGAAGAAGCTCTAGAGAGTGATTAAAAGGGGGAGCTAAAGGCTCCCTTTTCTTCTTAACCTATTGATATCCTTCCTAATAATAATTATCAAAAAACAGTTGATCTTTTCGTTCTTATTACATATAATGTATGTAAGAAATGAGGAGATATATTATGAATATGACGATTAACGAGTTTTTAGCGAATCCGATGGCTACTGAGAATGATTGCTTTGGCTTCTTCGACTGGTTCTGCCGCGATAAGTCTCTTAAGAATAAGATGAATCTTCTTAAGGGTAAGGTAGCGTTTCTGGTTAAGTCTGGTCTTATCGATGGTGATAAGAATTATGTTATCTTTAAGAATAACTGCCCTGGTTTCGGTGAGCTGTATGATGATCTTCGTGTTATCGATATTGAGACTGATGAGATGGTTTGCGGTCTTGCTCCTAAGCTTGGTTATGATGAGCCGAAGTATAAAGGTAAGTGTGAGTTCTGGACTTTCGATAAGGATCGTAATCTTGTAGAAACATTTTTCGATAACTACAAAGCGTTCAAGACTGCTGTTAAGAATGGTGAGGTGACTGTATGAAAAGTGAAATGTTAGAAACGATTGCTGAATTGCAGTCTCGAATTGAGCGTGAGCTTGAGTGGAAGCTGACTGATGTTATTACTACTAAAGAAGCTCATGCTATCTTGAATCCTGTTACCTATGCCTTGGATATGGTAGCGCAGCGTATCGAGGAGATGGAAAATGCTTGATTGGGCATATACTCAAAGTTACTTAGATGTAGCTTTTTTATCAGGAGCTGTTATATTAGGTTTCGTTTGGTTTATTATCAAAGGTGATAACAAATGGTAGGTAATATCGAATTGTGGGTGAAAGCTCAACGTGTAATTGATTCTTGTGTTACTCATAAGCAGCTTCTAGTTGCTCGTAACTATTTTAACTTGTGTAAGTTTACTGGATCTGACGGTGGATATGATTACGTTTCAGATCTCTTAGATCGCTGGTACGCTAAAGAAAAAGAAATTAATCTAATCAAATGAAAACTGTAACTATATATTATGAGACTGCGCGTGGTTGTAAGATGGAATGGACTGTCATGGAAGACGCTCTCGAAATGATTCTCTGGAAATGTGAGTTCAAAGAGTTTACAGTATTGGATTGGGTCTATAATGAACGATGATGGCTATCTTGTAGTACAAGATTTCCTCAGTAAGTCAGAACATAATCATTATCTGAACGTCAGTGAAAGAGTTTATCAAACAGCTCTTGACAATCCAGATAATGATTATTACTCATGGTATGAGAAAGGTCATTTGAATAAGATTCAAGGCGCTTGTGATTTTGAGAAAGAGTTTTTAAAGCTTGCATCTCATCCCACGCTAGTATCTAAAGCTAAGGAACTTTTAAATACAGATGAATCTTTAGATGTCTTTATTAGTAAGTTTTTTCCTATGATGCCAAACGGGGGTATATCTACTCTTATGCATCAAGATAATTATTACTTTATGGGTAACCCTAAAGAAATGGTAAGCTGCGCAGTTTATCTTCAAGATACTAATAAAGAAAACGGTTGTCTAAGAGTAGCTAAAGGATCTCATAAGAAAGGAATAGTGCCTCATGAAGACCCTAGCGCTCACGAACCGTTGATAAAATGGATATCAGAGTCTATACTAGAAGAGTATGATGTAATAGATTTTGAGCTTCCAGCACCATATGCTGTATTCTTTAATATTAATTCTATACATGGTTGTTATCAGAATAATTCTAACAATACTAGATATAGTTTAGCATGGGAATATGTTAGAAGCTCTAATAACAACTTTATGCAAGCCAATCATATTTCATTTGATAGAAACGAGGTTTTATCTTATGAGTAAGAAATACGAATTAATAATTGATCCGTCACCAG